GAAGAAACAACGATCCAGTTTGCACCACCTCTAAGAGTAGATTTGTGGATTTGAGCTGAGATTTGGTTGATTGCAGTGATCAACGTTTGGTTCCAGTCTTTTTGAGTGTACTGAGTCAATGGAGTTGCAGTAGTTCCTCTCTTCCATCCGTTGTAGTCCCAACGTAGGTTCCAAGCTGCACCTTTTCTCAAGTCTCTCAAGATTTCACGGTCGATTTCAGCTGCCACTTGCTCAGACAATAAAGCTGTCAATTCAGCCTCAGCGTCGATGTTGTGGAATGCTGCAACGTCTTGTGCCAATTCAGGAGACCATTGAGCTCTTAGTTTTCTTTCAGTAACAGAAACTGTTACAGACTCAAGGTCGAAAGAAACTTCACCAATTCTGTCTTCGAATTCCAATTCTTTGTAAATTCTGTAAGTTGCTGTGAACTCAATGTTTGGTTGGTCAGAACCGTTAGCTGAACCTACAGTGTAACCTGAGTATCCGTCTAATGAACCAGCACCAACAGCACAAGGAACTTGAAGGTCAACTTCTAAGTAGATGTAACCGTTTGCGTCACAGATATTATTGTATGAACCACCGTTAGCAGTTGTAGAAGTACCAAAAGTAGTTTGAGTTTGGTTACCGTACTCTACGATACCCTTACCATACTTTTGAGTTACAACTCTGAACAATAAGTCACCAGTACCAACACCAGAGAAGATACTTGAACCTTGTACTGTGTTGATTTGAAGATCTGACAAGAAAGTTTCTGTGTCAACTGTGTTTCCATCAGGACCGATCAATTGACCGTAACCACCGTTAGAGAAACCTGACATAACCATCAATACTTTTCTGTACTCTTGGTTAGCACCGTAACCTGTAGAAACCAATTCTTGACCGCTCCAAGCAACAGTTACAACCTTCACTGAAGGTGCAGTAACCGCACTCCACTGACCCTTTGAGTAGTCGAATAGACCTGGAGGATCCAATGCTGGTTCGTTACCTTCGTAGAACAAATCGTACAAGTCTTTCTTGTATGCGTTTGAACCAGTGTAACCTTGGTTAGGGTTGTTTTCACCTGAGTCAACCGCTTCTGGAGAACCGATTGGTGCGTAGTGAATTGAACCATTTTGGGTTGTATAACCCTGAATTTTAGGTACGAAGTAGAACAACTTACCGATAGGTAGGTTCATAGCTTGTACTGATACGATATCGTTAGCAAGAAGTTTAGAGAAAACTCTTCTTACGATTGGGAAAACTACAGTTTCGAAAGAACCTGAAGAGTCTGAAGATGCAGCTTCGTTGATTAAGTGTGATGCTTGGTTTTCGTACAATTGAGCGATGTTCTCTCTCAAGTGACCCTTAAGACCGTCTAGGAAACCTAACTTGTCCCATTTGTTGATTGTGTCTTCTTTGATAACTTTAAGGTGCTTAAGACCGATGTTACCAACAAGACCTGATTCTAATAATGCTCCCATTTTTGTGAGTTTTTTAATTTAGAGGTTTATTTATTTATTGTTTAATTTTGACATCAAATCCTTCATTCTCATAAATTGTGGATTTTCATATGTCTTAGATTCAATCAAATTTGTTGCAGAACCTTTAGCTGGTGATTTTTGAACCTTACTTTCAACTGATTCAGTCAAAGTTGCAGTTTCTTTACCTGCCATCTCTTCTCTGATTGATTTATAAAGAGATTTAGATTCCTTAATAGTTTCAACAGAATCGAACCTTTTTAAGATGTTAATTTTTTCTTGTTTTGTTGTTGAGTGTTCAGTAAACAAACGAACAGTATATGCTAAGTTTGAATTGAATACAGCAACTTCGTTTAATTTATCTCTAAAGATATTCAAAGCCTTTCTGTACTCGTCATTCTTAGCTCTCAAAGAATTAATTTCAGATTTCAACTCACTTTCGTTAGTTGTTCGAACTTTTTTCTTTGGAAGACCTTTTCTCTTAGGGTCGTTCATAGAACCATTACCCAAAGTTCTTGCAGCTTCAGTAGTTTCACCTTCTTTGAAGTCTTTTCTTGTCGCTGATTGGTCACCGTGAGATTCACCGTCCTTACCGTGGTATCCTTTGTCGGTACCTTTGTAATTTTTGTAATCTGACTTAGACTTAGATTGGTCTCCTTTTTTCATACCACCTTCAACCATTTCATTCTCTTCTTCTGTGAATTCAAATTTCTTTGGTTTAAGATTCATACCCATAGTAGCGTTACCTTGCTTCATCTTTTCGTTAAAACCTTTTTTGTTAACTTCAGATTTAGCAAATCCTGTACCTGGTTTACCAAATCCAAGACCAACAGGTTTAGCCATCATAGATGCTTCGTTCATACTTTCTGAACCTTCTTCAACTTCCTCTTCTTCATCTTCTTCGTCTTCCATTTCGATTTCGTAAACAACTTCATCCATATCATCAACTTCTTCCATTGTTTCTTCCATATCAAAATCCATTTCGTCTTCACCTTCCATTTGAATTTGGTATTCAACACCATCATTCTCATCTTCTAAGTGAATACTGTCTCCGTCTTTGGTTACGATAATACCATCATCTTCTCCCATAGCCTTGAAAACTTTAAGGATTTCTTCGTCTGACGCTCCTGTTAAATCAAGAGGTAATAGAACTTCTTCCTCATCATCTACTTCGAACTCGTCAGGTAAATCCATACCCATCTCGTCTTCCATATCTGATTCTTCATCAGAATCCATATCGATTTCCATATCGTCCATCTCTACTTCATCTTCCGTTTCATCTTCCATATCATCCATATCTTGTTCAGACATATCTAACATTTCAGACATTTCAACATCAACCTCTTCCTCTTCTCTCAAGGATAAAGATTCTTTTACTAGTTCGCTGATTTCTTCCTTCATAGTAGAAGCAAGTATTCCTTTTGCATTCTCTGTCACGGCTTCTTCCAAATTTTTCATTTGTAGTAGTGCCTCTTCAACTAAAGATTTTTCTTTGTTTGCCATTATAAATTATTAAGCAATAGTTTATTTTATCTTATAAATATTGTAAAAAGCAAAAAAAGTTTAATTTGCAACGTTTAGGCAAAAAAAAATCGGAGAAGACCCCCGATTTAAAAATTAAATTTTAATAAAATTGTTATTAAAAAACTTCATCAATTTTACTTTCACTAACTGAAGTGATTCTCCAATCGTGTGGAAAACCTTCAAATTTTTTAGTAACCTTAGACTCAACTTCAGTTACGTTGTAACCTTTAACGAGTTTTTCTTCTCTGATTTTTTTTACACGTCCAGAGTTTTCATCAGGCAAATCGTATTGAACTTTTGCCACAAAATATTTTTCATCCATTTTATAAAAGTATTAGTAACCTAAATAATCGGTAAGTTTCTTCATCAAGTCAAGCGACTTGTTGGTTTCTTGTTTTTCCACCTTCATTTTAGTTTCCTCTTCCAAGTTTTCTTCATACTTCATTCTGTCTTTTTCATCCATAAATAAGTAAGCTCCTGGTGTTGATGGTGAGGATACTAAATCGAAACATATTAATTCAAAATCATCCTGAACTTCATTCTGTTCCCCCTTTTTTACCAATGACCCAACACCTCTTGATGATACACCCATTGTCACACCTTGCCTCATAAGGTTTGCTGCAACATCACCTGGAGATGATACAATTCCTCTTTCGTGGAATCCTGGTGTTGTTAATAGTTTTAATTTACCCATAAGAACGTGACCTTCCCACCATATTTCAGTAATTAAGTGTGAAACTCTTTCTAAGTCAATAAGTGATGATTCTGGGTGATTAAGTTCTGAAATTGAAAGTCCTTTCTGTATTGCCTTCTTATAGTTGTCAGCCTCTCTTTTTAAAATTCTTTCAGGGTATACACGTCCGTTTCGGTTTGGTGTACCATACTTTTGTAATACCGCATAAAATTCAAATGGTTTTGAATAATCCAAAAGTCCGTAAGATTCTTTAATAATCTCGGCATTTCTTGCATCTGTTGGTGACACGTATCCTGCATCCCATTCAACTAAAATTCCTTTACCTTGTTCGTTTGGACCTAAAATTTTCATAATATATTTTACAATAAATACATTATTCTTTCACTTTTTCTGTTTTTGTTTTGTGTAGGTCAAAATATTTACAACTATACAAATCGTCAGAGTACACTGCACTTATAATTTGTTTTACTTTATTTTTCAATATTGGGGATTTGAAATCTTCTTTTTTGTTTTTTAAAAAAAGTGTAATCTCCAAATTCATAAAACTTTTTTTATCCATTTGGATACCACTAGTCCTTAAGTCTAAATCAATTATATTATGTTTTTCAAAGTATATGTTATCTACAACCTCAAGTAATGTATGTTGAATTTGTCTTTTAATATTACCTGTTACACGTGTCCAATTGTCAAACTCAACTTTTGGTTCCACCCAAGTTTGTAATACCACATATATGGATTTTAGTTCTTTAG